GTAGATGTATAGTTTCTGGATTCACTTGGTAGCATTCTTCCAAGTTGTCGTAATGAATTGCATTCAACCTGCTAACTGGAAGTATTGCTATCGGGTGGACCAGTGGTTGATCCCAGATCTTGTAGAGGGTTATGAGATCTGGACGCAAAAGAAAACACCCTACCAAAATGAAAAGGATTATCTAAATAGTTTGGATGATCCTGTTGAGTAGATGGCAAAGTTAAGTAGGACTGATTTATCTAAAGTTGATAGTAAAACGGGGCTGCTAAAATACTGGTGGCCATTTATTGAAATGATCGACAAAGGACAACCATTTAAACTTGGCACTCAAGGACAAGAAGGTGAAGTTATTATTGCATCTAACAATAAACCAAACACTAAGAGGATGGTGCAGAAGATGAAGCAGCAGGTGACTGTTGCTCAAGTGAGAAGATATTTGCAGTCTGGCACACCTGGAGGATTGGGAGCCTTTACTTTTCCAACTCAAGGTGGTGGATCAGTAAAGGTTACTGATCTTTGGAAAGAAAATGTGAAACCAATGAAAGCTGATAGTAGCGATAAAATTGGTGGCAGAGATACTGAAGTATACTCGGAAGTATTAGCACAATACTGTCTGGCATATGCTATTGTATTTGGTGAGGCAGCAACGATGCAAAATTCGCTGAATATTGATGGCACGAATGTAGAATTTAAGTCTGATGTATTCTCCAAGTGTAAACCATTGATGGTTACACCTGGAGGATTTAATTTAAATACAGCAACTTTTAGAAATAGACTTGCTAGGTTTGGATCACAACCAATTGCAACGAATGAGTATTGGATTGATACTCAGGGATTAGCAATGAAGAAAGTTAAAGATCAATTTAAACTAGGAAAAGATGTAAAGATCTTTAATGATAAGATTTTTGATGCTACTACTTTTAGTGCAAATCCATATACACCATATCTTCTTGTGAAGAAAAAACTAGGTCTTCCTGGAGAAGATAAGTGGAATCCTGCAGACATTTGGGTAATGTCTAAGAAAGGTATTATAGATCAGGTGCATTTTAATAGGGTGATCAAGGCAAGAAGAAACACTCCAACCATCAATGTATGCAATAATTTCTTGATGGAGAAGTTTAAAGAGGGAAATATTATTCCAATTTCTTTGAAGAAACCATCTAAGAATCCACATGTTGTCACAGTGAATGGTGATGAGTATTTTGAAAGAGTTGTATTGGGACAAACTAATAATCCTACAGTTGAAATGACTGCGGAGAATAGGGATGTAAAAATCAACTTCACATTAGAGACTGTGCAAATTCCTTCAACCAGAGGTTTGAAAGGTATGCTTGCAGCAAGGAGAAGAGGTGGTGCTGTAAATGGTCAGGTTGTCCCAGGATCTCAGAAACATATTCGTATTAAGTATCACGTTAATAATAAAAAAATTGAATTGGAGTTTGTACAAACAGGACAACAAGCCCTTGCAAGAGCAAAAATGGGATCGCTTGGTAATGATAATTTTACAAAGATTATTAATGGCACCGCCAAACAAGGTGTGAAAAAACTAAATGATATTCAAGAAAATTATAGTGACATTGGAGTTAAAACTAATCCTTGGTTTAACTCAAAGTTAGATAAACTTGATGATGCACAGTATGCTCGTCTTCAACAATATGTCGGTGAAATCTGGAAAGAAATTACTAAAGATAATGCACCAGATTTTAGTAAGATTACCGAATTAAATAATGCTGCTAAATTGGCAAGTAAAGCAATGGCAGGTGAGTTTGGTCTTTCTATAGCAGGGATCAAACAAAAGCAAGTGCAGATGCGACTTATTACTAATCTATATGAGGCATGTGCATCTGTTGCTTTTGGCACGGGACTTAATAAAGAAGAGCGTGCAATGATAGAAGCGGGTGGTTTTGCTCCCAGTCGTAAAACAAAATTCAATGCTAGTGTCTATGTGAAGGTCTACTAGGGACTATATAAAAACTGGCACAAGACCCCCACCATGGGGGTTTTTTCATGCTATTATATAAGGGTCAAGAAAACGCCCCTTCATGCCCAATAAGCACCTAGAGCATATAGAAGACTCCATTTTCTATGGTCGTCGCGCTGCATTATATGCTATCAAGCAGGCATTGACCCTGACCAGCAATATCAGCGTCAAGTATGATGGCGCACCTGCTGTTGTTTTTGGCACCAATCCTGATAACGGTCGCTTCTTTGTGGGCACTAAGTCGGTCTTTAATAAAAAGAAAGTCCTAATCAACTATTCCTATGAGGACATTGCTAAGAATCACAAAGGTAATGTTGCTGATATTCTGCGGTTGGTTTATCGCTATGCTCCTCGCATCCGTGGTATTGTCCAAGCTGATTGGATCGGTGTCGGTGGGGGTAATGTTTTTTCTCCTAATACTCTGGAGTATGAGTTTGCTCGCCCGATTACTCAGCAAATTATTCTAGCACCGCATACTTTCTATGAGCGTGTTGCTCATGATGCTGAGGGTCGTGTTGGTCTGACCATCGATTCTTCTGACACTTGCTACATGGTCAATACCATGACTGCTCATATGCATAAGTGTCCTTTTGCTGGTATAGATATTCTTGCAAAGGTTGTGGCATTGCTCCCCTTTACTAAGATCCCGAACGCCAAGGTCCGCTTAGAAATTTGTAAGCACATCAATGCTTTTATTCGTGCAGGTAGTCTTCCGCACATCGATACATTGTATGCTGCGCTACCTGATAAATATAAGAAGGATGTCAATCTCAACACATTCAAAGTGTGGTCTTTGATATACCAACTGAAAATGCGTCTGCTTGATGCTATTGAAGATAATAGTAATGTTAAATGCTTCATCGAAGGTCAACCGACTCGCCATGAAGGATTTGTGATTGTATCTAACAATCCCTATAAAATTGTAGACCGCCTAACCTTTAGTAAAGCAAACTTTAATCTAGATAAAAATTGGACGAATGAAGAAGTTTAGTGCTTTCCTATCCGAAGCAGAACAATCCATAGCAGCAAAATCCGCAAGTGCATTAGGACTCAAGCATATTGGATATGGCAAGTATGCCGATCCAAGAGGAAAGGTGACGCATGTGTCACGTCAGGGTAAACTGCAAAAACTGAGTCCACAAGATCAAGTAGCAGCAACTCAAAATGTATCTCAAGATGATACTGGAGAGGCATCTCCAGCGCAAGATCAAGGCTCAATTGCTATTACATTTGGAAGATTCAATCCCCCTACTGTTGGGCATGAAAAACTCCTTAGAAAAGTAGAGCAAGAAGCAAAGGGTGGAGCATTTAGAATCTATCCTAGTCAAACTCAAGATCCTAAGAAGAATCCTCTCAGCCCAAATGAGAAGATTAAGTTTATGAAGATGGCATATCCTGATTATGCTAATGCAATCTCTACATCTTCTGAGCTTCGCACCATCTTTGATGTGCTAACGACGCTCTCTGATGAAGGATTCTCTGAGGTAAAGATCGTCGTTGGTGGAGATAGAGTTTCTGAATTCAATTCTCTTGCACAGAAATACAACGGTGATCTCTATGAGTTTGAGAATATTCTAGTTGTTTCTGCTGGTGATCGTGACCCTGATGCTGATGGCGTTGAAGGTATGTCTGCATCTAAGATGAGACAGGCAGCAGCAGAAGATGATTTCAATACTTTCAAGTCAGGTATTCCTTCTTCGATGAGTGTGAAGGAAAAGGAGCAACTGTATAAGGCAGTTAGAAACTCCATGCAACTTGAATCAGTTGAAGATTTCTGTGATGCATCTTTCTCTCTGCACGAGATTGCACCTAAACTAGATCCCAGAGGTTTGCGTGAAGCATACATCAACGGTGACATGTTTAAGGTTGGCACCTTTGTTGAGAATGTAAACACTGGTGTTATTGGAAAGATTGTTAGCAGAGGCAGCAATCATCTTATTTACATTGATGAGAATGACAATGTTTATAGAGCATGGTTGAAGGATTTGGTTGAGAGAATCGATATCAAATTGTTTGACTTCACACCTGCTGGTGAGATGGGGACAGACAAACTTGCTAACTATATGAGAAAACTCACCCCTGGTGAATTCATTCGTAAGATAAATAAAAAGGACAAGGACGCTTAGTAAAATGAATCTTAGAGATCTTCCAGATATGTCTGCTGCCTATAAACAGGTGCAGGAAAGAAAAGGAGACGGCAATTTGGCTAACAATGCCGTGCCCTATGACAGAGTAACCCGTGCTGACATCATTACTGGTGCTCTCGGCAAAGACGAAGAGGGTGGCAAGAAGAAACCCAAAGGTCACGACTGCGCTAAACTTGTCAAGTATAACAAAGAAGAATTTGAAACCATCCCCGAAATGCATACGATGCTTGAGGA